GAGCACGGGCAGACGGCGGCGCTGCTACAGGTTCAGAGCCAGCTCGACGAACACGGGCGCAAGCGCGAGGCTGTGCTTGTCACTGACGAGGTCGTTATGCCGGGCGTCTCGACGAACACGCAGTTCGCGGACAAAGTGTTGGACATGGTCGAGCGGCACGGCCTGCGCTGGCGCGACCTCGGCAAGGTCCACGGCGACAACCCGGTGCGCTCGAGGTGGGGCATGAAGAGCAACATCGAGACTATGCGGGCGATATCGAGCCGCTTGGGCGTCAGTCCGCGAGCTCTACGCCCGCGCATCCTCAAGGCAAAGGACGGCACGCAGTCGGCGGGCACGGTGTCAACGGGTTGCAGGTACTTGCACGTTGCAATGGTCCACGAGAACCTCGTGGTTCACCCTCGATGCTCCGGCATCATCGACGCGCTGCAAACGTGGGATTTTGACCCGAAACACCCCGCAAAGGACCGCATCGACGCTATACGCTACGCGCTCAAGCCCTGGATTTTCCCTTACGGGTCGAGCAAGGGCCCTATGCTGCGCGTCGGATAGTTCGCACATGCAAGCGCTTGACACTCGTTATAAGGTGCCGCCGTGAATCTAGCCCCCGCTCCCCTGGACCCTGCCGAGCGCAAGCGCGTGCAGCACACTCGACTCCGGCGCCGGCTGCTCTACAGCGAGCATCGGCAGGACATCGTAGAGCGCATCTATCGCAGCCTGGGAGGCGAGCGGGGCGACGCATGGGGCGAGCCTGACCTTACCGCCAATCCGTTTTTGCAGGTTTGGCAGCAGGCCGCGCAGCTTTACACGCGCGAGCCCGACGTCATGGGCGCCGAGGGCAGCGCCGGGCTCCTCGAGGCCATGACGGACGCGGGCACGTGGTCGCTGATGCAGCGAGTGCAGCGCGACGCGCTTGCCCTGCGTGAGATGCTGATGCGGGTCGACGTCATCGACGGCCGGCTAGTGCTCAAGCCGGTGTTCCCCGACATGGTTGAGGCCCGGTGTTCCTCGAGCACGCCCAACGTGCCGGAAGCCATCAGCGAGCTCGTCGAGTGGCAGCCTAACCGCTGGGTCCGCATCGTCACCGACCTGGGCGACGCCGAGACGGGCGTGCCTCCCTGCTACTACGCAGTCGAGGCCGACAGCCAAGGGCGCGACGTGTCTGAGGAGGTGCTAGGACACTCCAAGCTCGAGGGCGATGCCTACCCGTTCGTCGACGGCGACGGCGTGCCGTTTCTCAACTACGTCGTGTACCACGCCAGCGAGACGGGCTATCTGTGGGACTGGCGCACGCTGTCGGAAATTGTCGAGGGCAGTCTTAACATCGGCGTCCTTTTGACCTTTTATCAACACATGGTTCGCAATGCGTCATGGCCGCAGCGGTACACGGTCAACCTGACGCCGGAGGGTCCTGAGGTCTACCACCGGGGCGACGGTCAAAACGCGCGCCGCACGATGCTCGTCGACCCTGCCGTCGTGCTGACGTTCCACCAGCAAGAGGAAACCGGGCAGCCGATGGTTGGTCAGTGGTCGTCGGCGGGCGACCCTGAGGCCGTGCTGCGGTCGGTCAGCATGTACGAGCGGCGCATCCTGCTGCTTGCCGGTCTACAGCCTCCCGACGTCGCCAGGCAGGAGGCCGACGTGCGCTCGGGGTACTCGCTCGCCGTGCAGCGCGACAGCCAGCGGGAAGCGCAACGCCTCTACGAGCCGATGTTCCGACGCGCTGACCTTGAGCTGCTGCGCGTATGCGCCGCCATGCTCAACGCGCTCACGGGCACGGACTACCCGGAGACCGGCTACCGCATCAATTACCGGGGCTTGCCGCCGTCGCCCGTCGAAGAGCAGGCGGAGCGTGAGCACGTGCTTGAGCTCGTCGCTGCCGGCTTCCTGCACCCGGTTGAGGCTTACATGCGCTTGCACCCCGGCACCACGCAGGAGGACGCCGAGCGCAAGCTGCAAGAAATCGCAACGGCACGCCGCGCGCTGTCGGCATAGGGGACTAAATGAGCGAAGAGCAAGAGCAGGAGCAGCCCGGCCGGACCGTGCCTTATGCGCGGTTTCAGGAAGTAGTTGCAAGGCGCAACGAAGCCGAAACCCGTATCGCTGACCTTGAGGCGCAGTTGCAGGCAGCCAGCGAGCGAGGCGCAACGGCCGACACGCTGGCGGCGACCATTGCCGACCTCAAAGCTAGCCATAAGGGCAAGGTCGCGGAGCTACAGGAAGCGCTTGGCCTGTCGCGCGCCGGTCTCAACGACCCGGAAGGTGTCGCCGTTGCTCGCGCGCTCTACGGAGCTCAGCCGGAAGACAGCCGGCCCGGCTCGCTGCTCGACTACATCGCGCAGTTTCAAGCCGGCGGCGAGGACGCACCGGCACCGCCTCCGGGTCTCGCGCCTTACTTGCAAGGTGCAAGCAAAGCAGCGGCAGCGCCTGCGGCCGAGCAGGCCGACAAGCCTGCCGGCGACCTCGAGCGTCTGCGGGCCTACGGGTCGCCGCGTCGTCGGAACGGCAGCGCACCGGCAGCGCCTGACGTGAACATCGCAGCCATTCGCGAGGCTCGCGCACGGTTCACGAGCAACCCGAGCGCAGAGAACGCGGCAGCGCTCAAGGCATTGCTTCGCGGTGCGTAGCTTTCTGGGTTGACTGTTTGCGCGTGCGTAGTAATCCTAACCGCGCCCGTGTCGGGTTCGGCGCCCGTTAAATGCCGTAGAGAGGGCAACCAACTACTTCCTTTCTACGTCTTAGGAGACGCCGACCGTGACCCAGATTCTCTACTCCAACCTGACCGACCAGATTACCAGCGAAGTCCTGACGGGCGAGTTCCTGCTCGCGCTCGCGGACCGCAGCGCGCTGCCCAACCATCCCGCGCTGTTCCAGTTGCCCGATATCAACGGTGGCGGCTCCCAGGTCCTCAAGACCCCGCAGGTCGGGCTCATGGGCTTCGACAAGATGGTGAGCACGGGCGAGGCTTCGACCGTGTCGACGCAGGCCCTGACGGACGCCTCCGCGACCGTGACCGTCTCGCGCTACAGCAAGCGCTACGAGGCGTCGGACCTGGCGCGCGTGGTCGATGCTCACGGCATCCTCAACGCTGAGATGATGGCGCTCGACGCGGTCGCGACCTACTCCGCGACCCTGCGCGACCTCGTCGCCAACCTCGTCGACAACTTCTCGACGACCGTCGGCACCAGCGGCGTCGACGCCAGCATTGAGGACGTCCTCGACGCCATCGCGGCGCTTGAGATTGCCGCCGTCGAGGGTCCCTACCTCGCCGTTATCCACCCGCGCCAGTGGCACGACATCGTCAAGGACGCAGCGCTTAACAGCGGCGGCGCAGTGCAGTTCGCGCAGAGCTCGCAGGCCATGCTCGAGACCATGAAGGGCCTTGGGTACAAGGGCTCGCTGCTCGGCTGCGACTGGTTCACCACGCTCGACGTGCCGACCGCCAACGCTGGCGCCGACCGTGCCGGCGGCATCTTCGGACGCGGCGCCATCGCCTGGGCGCAGGGCCCCATCGTCGCAGACCCGGACCTGCCGCAGGTCAACATCGGCCCCGTCCTGCTGGAGAAGGACCGCGAAGCGGCCGACGCCACGACCGGGTTCTTGATGCACGTTAACCTCGGCGCGGGTGAGCAGATTGACGCTGCCGGCGTCAGCATCATCACCGACGCCTAATCGGTGACGAATAGGAGCTAAGCAGTTGCCGTCGACAGCCTTCGACTCTGTAGCCACCCCATCAGCAGCACCTTCGGGCGCTGTCGGCGGCGCTGCTTTCCTCCCCGGTGTTGATACCGACATGGGCCCATCGCGGGCCCCTCGCATCCCAAAGCGGGCTGCATTCCTTTACTTTTCGCACCCCGAGCGCTGGCAAATCCTCGACGGCGAGGTGCTGCCCATGCTTGGCAAATTGAAGCTTCAGCCCGGCGTCATGGGCGTGCAGCGAGGCCGCGAGCGCGGAGCCGTCAACCTGCGCCTTGCGCGGGTTGCCTGCGAAGAGCGTGGGCGAACCATCATCCCCGTGTCTAGCGTGCCCGATACGCACGTCGCGCCAGGTGAGCCGGCGAGCTACCTACGCACGGTCGACACGGTCGGCGGCGCGGTCGTGCTTTCTCGGTACGAGCAGGCCTTTGCGGGCAGCTCGGCGACGAAGTGCGACCGGCCCCGCTGGGTCGAGTTCCTGCGGCATCAAGTCGAGTCGGGCGTCGTCGCCCCTGCGCCTACCTGGGTACTCGAGCGTATGCGCGACGCGCGCCGCAAGACGCTCGAGCGCATGGAGGCCAACGGCAGCACGAACAAGACCAAGTCGCAGCGCCTACAGGCCGAGATTGACGTGCTAGACGGCGTACTTGCGGCACGCATGGAAACGGTCCAGCCGGTCGGCGGGTCATCGGCGCTGCCATCGGTGGAGGGTTAGCCGTGCCGTATAACAAGCTCGACGACGTGCGGCGCAGCCTGCGCGACAA